ATAAGAATCGCAGAGGTAAAGCTAAAAACGTAAGCAACACAACACGCAAATCATAAAGGAGAAGCAATGACACTTACACTTAACACAACCTGTAAAACCTGTGGACACGAGTGTCACTGCCATAAACCAGATTGCGATAAATGTATAAATGATGTTTGTACCAAATGCACATGTGATAATGCAGTTATGTTAGAAACTGACGCAACAAATTGGAAATGGGCAGATAGTGGAGTCGAACAAGGTTTTTGACGACGAAGACATAGCTTGGCAAACAACTGATCCTGAAGATCTTTGGATTTTTGATAAACTAATACTATCAAGATATCTTGGATATATGTGCGGGCCAGTAGGAACACCTGTGCCCAAAGAAGGCTACTACATGGTGCGTCCTTGTGTTAATGCACTAGGTTTAGGGATTGGTGCACAAAAACACTACATCAAAGATTCAACAAATCATTTAACTCCGGGGCACTTTTGGTGTGAGTGGTTTGATGGAGATCACATAAGCATAGATTATGATTGGGGTAAACAGTGCCTGGCTGTACAAGGCTTTAAGGCACCAGAAACATTTACACGTTGGGATCGTTGGGTAAGAGTTGATGATGTAAAAATTAAAATGCCTGCTTTTCTAGGAAGTATACGAGTTAAATACAGTAAGATAAACTGTGAGTATATAGGCGGTAAACTAATAGAAGTACACTTGAGACACAATCCAGACTTTCCTGGCAATAGACAAGAGTACATTCCTGTATGGCAAGGACAAAATGAATGTCCACCCGAGGGATATGAATATATAGAAGACCCAGATGTACACGGACGAATAGGAGCCTGGGTCAAGTGAATCAACAAGAAAAAACAAGGCGCTGGGCAACTGTATGGTTATGCCTAGCTAGAATATTACCACTGACTGCACTAGCAATTATAATAGTGCCTTTGTTAGTAGGAAGCGAAACTTGGTATCAAGTAGTATTGTGTACAGTAATCATTGTGTTTACTATCCTAGCTATACTGTGGTGGTATTGGGCTGTTGAACGTGTTGTTACAATGTGGGACAAACAAAAGCAAGTTGAACAAAACAGCATTAATATGCTTACACAACTCAAACATATCCGCAATTTATTAGACGAAATCCGCAAAATAAAATAAATACCTATATAAAATAGGAGTACAAGATGAGTACATTTGAATTTGAATTTACTGAAGATATGGTACAAGAGCTATTGCACGGCAATAAAGCGTACCTTGAGTGGTTTGAAGCAATGGAAGAAATATTGCCTTACTACGAAATCAATACAGTAAACAGGGTTGCAGGTTTTATAGCACAGTGCGCTCATGAAAGTAATAACTTTAAAGTTACAGAGGAAAACTTGAACTACAGTGCCAAAGGATTGAATGCTGTATTTCCCAAGTACTTTGTAAGAGCTGGCAGAGATGCAAATGAATACCATAGACAACCTGAGAAGATTGCAAACGTAGTGTATGCAAACAGAATGGAAAACGGTGATACTGCAAGTGGCGACGGATGGCGCTTTCGTGGTAGAGGTATTATCCAACTTACTGGAAGATACAATTACACCAAGTTCGGTGAAACACTAGGATACACAGCAGAGCAAGCTATCAAGTATCTCAAAACCAAAAAAGGTGCGCTAGAAAGTGCATGTTGGTTTTGGAAAACAAATGGTCTAAACAAATATGCTGACAAACAAGATGTTGTTGGAATGACCAAAAGAATCAATGGCGGAACAATCGGATTAGAGGATCGTAAAAAACACTACGCTCATGCACTAGAAGTGCTAGGCGGTGATTGGACACCTCCACCTTTTGTACACAGTACAGTGAAAAAAGGCAGCAAAGGCGAAACTGTAAAAGCAGTACAAAAAGCACTTGGTATTAGTGCAGATGGTGACTTTGGTCCAGGTACAGAAGCCGCCGTAATAGCATGGCAAAAAAGCAGAGGACTAGTACCAGATGGTATTGTTGGTAAAGCTACACTTGCCGCAATGGGAATAAAATAATGAAATGGATTGAAAAACGTTTAACTGAAAGAACAACTTGGGACGGCGTAGTACTTGTAGTTTCAGGTCTTACTATTTTACTGGCACCAACTAACCTAATCGGATTAGGCTGTATTGTATACGGTGCATGGACTATTTGGAAAGCAGAATAGTATGTGGGAAATGATCGAACGCATGGCTAGCGATAGGCTTTGGATTTACACTGCACTGGCTGGCAGTGCGTTCGGTGCTATATTTGTTGCATACATGAGTAGCACACGCATTGGACTTTGGTTTTACAGCAAAGTAGACAAATGCGTGGACTATCTTGTTGAACGTTGGGGCTGGACATGGTTACAACAACCAGAAGATGCTTGGCGCCAACGCTATCCAAAAATTACACAAAAAATAGATGAGCTCGAACAACGCATAAAAGAGTTGGAGAAGTGACCTGGTGGGAACGTTTCAAGAAGTGGCTAAACATAGATCACATTGTAGATCTAGCTGTAGACTTGGCTCTAATTTTATTTGACGTAATCACAAGCCCGATACTAATAGTAATGCGCTTGCTCAGATGGAGCATAGGCAAGTATATGCTAGATGGTGTTAAGAACAAAATTAAAAAACTCATACATTGGCTACAAACTAAACCTTGGTGGATCAGCGTCATTGTTGCTCCTATTGCACTGATTGTAACTTTTTATACACTGGTTGCTTTATGGCTAGCCAGTGCAGTGTTCGATCCACAACTGTGGACAGAAGACGAATTACCCAGTGATGATGTAATTATCCAAGAACATCTAAAAACCATTGACAACCCTGAATAATTAATATAGTATGTAACAAATACAAAAGGAGAAACGTATGCCAATACGCAGCTTTAGCGATAGCGAAATTAATAAACTTAAACAACTTGTAAGTGAAGGCATTCAAGTCACAGGCGAAGTAGAAACACTCAAAGAAGGTCTCAGAGACACAGTAAAAGCCATTGCAGAAGAAATGGATATGAAACCAGCAGTGCTAAACAAAGCCATTAGAATTGCATACAAAAATGAATTTGCTAATGTACAAGACAGTTTCAATGCAGTTGAAGAAGTACTTCAAGCAGTGGGCAGAGACAATTAATGCCTAACTTACAAGTTATTGAAGTACAGCATTATACAGATAAACTTTTTAGAATACGCACAGAACGACCTCGCAGTTATAGATTTACTGCGGGCGAGTTCGTTATGATTAGTACATTAGATCCTGAAACACCTAACAGAGCATACAGTATTACTAGTGGACCTTATGACGATTACTTGGAGTTTTACAGCATCAAAGTACAAGACGGGCCACTAACTAGTAAACTACAACATGTAAAAGTTGGAGATGAAATATTAGTAAGTGATAAACCAACAGGAACACTGATACTTGCCAACTTAGAACTAGGCGGACACTTGGTAATGATGGCTAGTGGTACAGGCATTGCACCTTTTATTAGTTTGTTGCGTGAACCAGAAACATATGACTTGTTTGAAAATATTACTGTAACATGGACCACTAGAACACATGCAGAACAAGACTGCTATCGAGACTTCTTGAATGAAATGCCAATTGAATATATCAGCACAGTAACACAAGAACCTGCTGAACTGCAAGGACGTATTCAAAAGTTTATGGCAGACGGCACTGTTAAGATTGACAATCCCGAATATCAGCGTATAATGTTATGTGGAAGTATGGACTTTAACAACGACTTAAAAGAACACTTCACTGCACTAGGATTCAGTGAAGGTAATAAACGTACACAAGGTACATTTGTACAAGAAAAGGCATTTGTTAGTTAATGTATGTAGACGCACTAATTGATAGAGACAAAGATATTATTCATGTTGTAGAACGTGTAAATGGTAGACGAGAGTTCAGGGAATATCCTGCACGTTACTTGTTCTATTACAAAGACAGTCGCGGCAGTTTCGAAAGTATCTTTGGCGACAAACTACAACGTGTGGTAACCACTAGCGGTAAACAGTTCAAAAAAGAAAAGAAACTGTACAGCAATCAAAAGCTGTTTGAAAGTGATGTCAACCCAGTTTTTAGATGCCTGGCTGACAACTATTTGGGAGCAGATACTCCCAAACTACAACAAGCATTTTTCGATATCGAGGTTGACTTTGACAAAGACAAAGGCTTTGCTGATCCCAGTGATCCGTTCAATCCAGTAACAGCAATCAGTGTACACTTGGATTGGATTGGTAAAACTATCTGTTTGGTTATCAAACCCAAGACACTTACACGAGCAGATGCACAACTTATTGTGGACAGATTTGAGGATACTATTCTCATGGATACAGAAGATGAACTGCTGGATACATTTTTGCAGTTGATCGATGATGCAGATGTAATGAGTGGTTGGAACAGTGAAGGCTTTGATATTCCCTACTTGGTCAATCGCATAGCAAGAGTTCTTGGTAAAGAACACACAAGGCGTTTTTGTTTGTGGGGCAAATATCCCAACAGACGAGAATTCGAACGCTATGGCAAAGCACAAGAAACATTTGATACAGTGGGTAGACTGCACTTAGATTATATGGAACTGTATCGCAAGTATACATATCACGAGATGCACAGCTACAGTTTGGATGCTATTGGCGAATATGAACTTGGTGAACGCAAAACAGAATATGAAGGCACATTGGATCAGCTGTACAACAACGACTTCGAAACGTTTATTCAGTACTCCAGACAAGACGTTGACTTGTTGGTACGTATGGACAAGAAGCTACAGTTTATTGACCTCGCAAACGTTATTGCACACGACAACACAGTTCTTGTGCAAACAACTATGGGTGCGGTTGCTGTTACAGACCAAGCTATTCTAAACGAAGCACACAGTAGAGGACTTATTGTTCCTGACAAGCAACATGACAAAACACAAAAGCACTATCCACAAGCATGTACAGCGGCTGGTGCATATGTTGCTACGCCCAAGAAAGGCTTTCATGAATGGATCGGCAGTATGGACTTGAACAGTCTGTATCCGAGTATTTTGCGCAGTTTGAACATGAGTACAGAAACTATTGTTGGTCAGATTAGACACACACTGACTGTGCCAATGCTAGCAGAACACAAATGGGAAGTTGCCAAGGCTTGGGAAGGCAAGTTTGCCGCTAAAGAATATGAACTTGTTATTGCTAAAGATGACGAGACACTGCTATATATTGACTTTGAAAATGGCGAGGAACTGCAAGGCACAGGTGCTGAACTGTATCAAATTATCTTTGAAAGTGGGCAACCTTGGGTGCTTACTAGCAATGGTACAATACTAGATCAAAGTAGAAAAGGCATCATTCCAGGCTTGCTGGAACGCTGGTATGCAGAACGTAAAGTACTGCAAAAAAACATGCGTGAAAATCAAGCGGCAGGTAACATTGAAGAAACTGCTTATTGGGACAAACGGCAGTTGGTGAAAAAGATTAACTTGAACAGTTTGTATGGTGCGTTACTTAATCCAGGCAGTAGATTCAATGATCCACGCATGGGGCAAAGCACAACACTAACTGGTAGATGTATTGCAAGGCACATGGGCGCCAAAGTAAATGAACTGTTTACAGGTGAATACAATCATGTGGGTCCTGCAATTATCTATGGTGATACAGACAGTGTGTACTTTAGTGCGTATCCTATTTTTAAAGAACAAATCGAAAGCGGTGAATTTGCTTGGGACAAAGACAAAGTCACTGAACTGTATGAAACTGTGTGTGAACAAGCCAATGAAACATTCCCTGATTACATGGCTAGAGCGCACAACGTATTAGATCGCAAGCAAGGTGAAATTATTGCAGCAGCACGTGAAGTTAGTGCAACTGCTGGTATATACATCACAAAGAAACGCTATGCAATCCTAGTGTATGACAATGAAGGTCACAGAGAAGATAAAGAT